TGAAGAATCTATAAGCACATATACGGATGGGAAACCTTTAGAATACCCTGGATATTTTTTGAACCCGTTGAGTAGCTTATATATTAATATATCATCGTCTATAAGTGCAAGTGCCTTCTCATTTCTATTTGCATCGTAAAAGTTTTGTGTGAAGTCTAATCCCTCAAAACCTGGGTAAATTCCGTTTATTTTTGTGTTACTACCTATGCTTCCTTCTATTATTTTCAACCCTCTAATTATGTCTTTAACGTTAGGTATCTTCTCAAGTTTTTGTGGGCTGATAAAAACTCCAGAATACTTATACAGAACATAAGCGGTCTTCTTTTGTTCGTGGTATTTGTTTATTACTTCCTGTATTATTTCATACGCGTCTCCCTTCTTTCCTCCTTTCAAACTGAGTATTATTAATGCGGATATTCTAATCAGGTAATCGTCTGGTAGTTCGCTCTCTAATATAACACGTAGTATTTCTTCATTCTCTCTGAAGAATTCATTTATCTTTTCAACGAGTTTTTTCCCTTCTTCTGTAACTTCCTTACCTTTTAGTATGAAGAAAACGTCTGCTATAAGTTCTGCAATAGTGTCGTCAATTCTGTACTTACTCTTTATCATCGATAAAGCTTTCTCCATCTCCTCCTTCTCTACTTTTGTCCACATTTATTCTCTTCCTCGATAAGGACTGTATAAGTGTAATGTAGTTTTCCCTAATAGTATTATAAATATTGTAAATATTGTCTGGTAAATACTTGGAAAATATCCCTTCCCTTGACTTATAAGGCATAACGTTACCGTTTGCGTCAAGTTCGTTGTACTCAACATAATAACTAACGAAACGGTTTCTGCTAGTTTTTGTATACATTCTGTATCTGCTGTAATCGTAACTGCTAACACCGAGTGCTATCCCAGTGAACCTATCTATATCCTTAACTTTCGTTAGTATTATTCCTTCCATTCTTTTAATTGTTGAGTTCAACACTGCAATGTCTGTAGGAAGAGTCATAACCAATGTCATTATATTGCTCCTTATCAACGTTAACAGGTTAGATGTATGAACGTACAAATCCCTATTTGTAAAGTATACGTTAGTGGAGAACAATAACTGAGCGTCGTCTATTATATAATAAGGAGACCTCAGTCCATGCTCCTTAAGGAATTCTATAAAATTATTCAACTCTATTGGGTCAATGCCGATATGGTACAGGGTTATAATGTAATTAATGAACCTTTCCTCTACAGGAAGGTTTTCGTTCATATCGTTGAGTGCATAGATATTAGCACCAGCCTTAATTGCCAGTACGGACTTCCCAACTCCTTGACCACCTACTACGACAACTAACCTCTGTACTTGTATCCTCTTCCTATACCCCTGAAAACACATTCTCACAAATGGTGTAAGAGAAGGGACTATTTCGCCGTTCTTTGTCACAAACCCAGGAGTGATTAAAATGCTCAACTCACCGCTTCTTAGGGAAGTATAAAGATAATCCAAATATCTTAACAGTTTTCCTCCCATCGCGTTCTCATAATCTACATAAAGGAACCCTTTATCAGGGTCTCTGTCTTGAATTACAAAATCTCCGATTTTAACTTCCATAAATATAGTCGAGTTTCACTTGCATATAAACAGATTTCTCGCCACCCTTACCACTTATCCTTATGTTTACTACAGATATTACAATTGTATAACAAAACGTATGGATCCTGAGTATCGGTACTTCACCCTTGCATTTAAGCAGGGACTTCAATGCCAACTCCTTCCTATTCTCCTGTATGAACTCTACTCTATAAGCTCTGTCAAAATCATGAGGTATAATGTCCTTTAACAGATTCTTTATCTTTTTCCTAATTTTCCTTATTGAGTATACACCACGTTTTGAGAAGCATTTGAGTATGACATAAAATTGGTTTAAACTAATGTTTATTTCACGTATCGATGAGAGTAATTGTGCCTCCATTGTTTAGAAAAGTTATATAGAAGTATATAAGGAGAGCTGGAGTGGAAAGAAGAAAGAAAATACAAAAAATTTACCTTTAGAAGTGTACGTTGAACTTCTGGAATATTATTCCTACTAATAGGAATATTACAGCTATTATTACTACTGTGAATAGTACGTCCTCAACTGTTGGTAAATTATTTACTGACCCTACGATTCCGTGTACTACTGCGGTGCTTAAGTTATACTGTGCTGACCCTTGAGAGTATGAGGATGGGTTAATTTCGTTCAGCAATTGTATTCCAAGGAACCCAGAAACGAAGAATACCATGACGAAGATTATTACTAAAGCACCAACAACTACAGCAACTGTTTTTACGGTCTCGATATGGTTCCTTATGTCACCATTATCTCCACCATTACTGGAATATATAAGTCTCGCTCTTATTGTTGCTAGGTAGTTATGGTACTTGTTGGCAAACATTGACCTCGCTTTGTGTATCATGCTTAGCAGTAAATTATAGTATACTATGTAGATTGCATAGACTATGAATAGCACAGGTTTTTCCTGATTGCCTGACCTATTCATTTGCCTTCAGTATGAAAACAAATTCTTCGTTTAAAAATAGATATGCAGTAAACCTCGTTAGCGGTTAAGGTATTTTGCAACATATGCCAAAGCGAAACCGAATACCGCACCAGGTAGCAATGCATATAACCCGAACATTAACGAAATTGCTATACTAAGTAAACTCCATATCATTAACCCGTACCATAGGACTCCAGTTATGTTATAGTTCCTGTTGATAAGATATATCGCAATACCACCACCTATATAGTAAATTATTATATCCATAAGCTGGTTTGAATTGATACTTATACTGAACGGGTTCTTAATTGGTGGTGGCGTAAGTGATGTACTACTACTAACCTTAGTTGAATTGAGGTTAACTAGTTTGTTAACATAAGGCTGAGAGGCTTGTATACCGTTAGCATCTACTGTTACTGTCCTACTTGTAGGCGATATTGCCAGTACAAACGGCGTATTAGAAGGTATATCCAGCGGGTAGAAGCACGAAGACACGATGAATTGCTCCTGGACGTTTTGGTAAACTAAAGTCACTGAGTCACCGTCCATACCCTTCAATATAAGTGAAGAAGAGGAGTTAGAAACACGGTAACACGTCAGTTTACCGTGAGAGTAACAAACTACTAACCCAGGACTTGTTATTCCGTTTATTATTGCGGAACATGCTTGGAACGGAGAAGTGACAGAGGTCTTTATTATTCCAGATATTTCGTCATATAAGCCAGTTGCTAGAGTGACACCTATCTTACTAATAATGAGAGGAGTGTTACTATACGTTACGTAGTGAATGTACGGAACTACGTTGTAAATCGTATAAGGTGATGCAGAAATGAATTGGGTAACACCGTGATCTGTTACTACTTGAACTAGAAGATACTGCGTGTTTCCTACTCCTTGTACACCTATAATTACGTCTGCTGGAAAAGTAACATTCCCTAGTGAAGTTAATACGGTACCGTTAACACATAAATACGCTTTGCCGTTACAAATGTTAACATAGTATGCACGCACAAAATCGGTGAACCCTATCTTTGCGTCGTATTTAATGTTAGAACATGGAGGATAAATTAATATGTCCGAAATACCGCTACCATAACCTATTACCAAATTATCTTCAGCTATTCCCACATTATTTACCTTATTAGAGACATATATGCATTCAGACGTACCGTTTGAATACGATACAATAACCTTACTACCTACTGGTACGCCGAATATTCTCACACATGATGTATTGAACGCACAGTATGCTACAAAGACCTTAGGCTTGGATGAGACCACAACGTCGCACACCACCTTCCCAAGGTTTACCATTTTTCCGTTCTCGTATGCATAAAAACAATTTCCTTCTATTAATGAGGGCGTAAATATTACGCTTGCTTTACCCTCTATGCATTGGGAACATGAAGGCTTGCAGTAATATACTGCAATAAGATTGGTAGAAATATTACAGCACGGCTTTTCCGATGGGGATCCCTGAATTACTGTACCGCATACTATAGTGCATTTACCCTCTTCGCTTATTTTAACAAAGCATGTTAATTTCGTGTATAATTCTGCACTATTTACCTTTACAAACCCGCTCTGTTCTACATCAAAATTATTGCTTAGTATACAGTTTGTGAATATAGTTTCGTACTTACCAGAGAATATGTAATAAGAAGGTATTTTCACTTTTTGTGATGTCTGCAAATAATCGAAGAATACCCCAGTACCAGGCTTTACATTAGCTATCTCATAAAAATTATTGGTAGACACTGAGGAAGGAAGGATGTTGTACATAAACACAACAGAGCTGGAAATATAACGGCTAATAGATGGCTGGAAATAGAGATGCGAATTATTACCCATTGTAAGCAGACCGTCAGCCTGGACATTAGTTGCGTTCCAAAGTGTGGTGTTTAATATATAGAATGTAAATAGGTTACTAAATACGTTACATGTAACATATTCACTAGTTACTCCAGTTCCATACGTTAGTAGTAGTGACTCGTTATTTAACCCAGCTATATAGTATACTAAGTATGGAGGATATGTTGAAAACAGGTAGCTATCGACATAGTACCCGCACTGATTTATAACATAATACTGGCTTTGTATATTTGCACTTGGTGGAAGTGGGGCAAATAGTATTATATCGCTACCAGCCAACGATGAAGGAGCATTTACTGTTATTTGTATTTGATAGCTTACTGCAGTAGAATTTAACGAAAGTAATAGTAGAAATAGGAAAGAGAATAGTATGACTGAAGAAACTAATTTCTTTAACATAAGCTAATGAAAGAAATAGAGGAAATAAAGATGTTGTAAAAAATAGGTTAAATTCCTTGTGTTGCTAATTCTTGTTCTTCTTCTGCAACGCCTTGTGGGTTTCTATTTGCTAGCTTTTGCATTAATGCCGTTAATTTAGCCTGAACTTCACTTTGTGCTTGTGGTGGGAGTGCGATACTGTTTGGTGGTGCGTTTTCTGGTACTGAAGCGAAATAGACGTAAGCATCATGGAATCCTCTGCCTTGTCTTATTGGCTCTGAGGCTCTCCTTATAGTTTCTACCATTTGGTGTACAATCTCTTTCTGTCTTATCATTCCTTCTCTACTCATATTCGCTTCTTCTCCAGCTAGCTTTAGACTTACCTCGGGATACCCAACCATATTGTTGAAGTATTGTGTTAATATTGCTAACACTCCACCTGCATAATCTCCTTTTGTTGCTTCGTATTTAGCCATTTTAGGTCTTGATATGCTTTGCTTGGCAGTTTTTAAGGATATTGGTGGTTAAGAGGTCGGGAGCTCCTTCCATCAGTTATCACATCTGTGATTTCACATTCTAATCATGACCGAGTGCTTAGACGTTCTTACCTCCTCCCCGCCCTAAAGGCGGGATTAGGGGTTCTTCTTATTCAAGAATAACGCAGACAACACAATAGATATGCCTATCAAGACACCAAGCGTGATAGGGTTTCTAAAGATGCACGCAATATAAACGAAGAACGAACCAGCGAGGTATTGAGGTTGATTGTATGAACCGTTAATGTAATATATACTTATGTTTCCTTCTGATAGAACGTTAATACTCTGGTTATCGTCCTTTGCTATAAGCGTTGTCACGTTGTTTAATGAATTAGTGGAAGCAGATATAGAAAAACTGAAGAACATTGCTAAAGGTACTATAATAAGTCCCGCTAAGATTAGTATAAATATAATCGTCGTAGTGCTGTATGGTGGTGTCATAAATACTATATTTATAATGTAATATATTAACCTATTATCCATGGCAAAAGAGAAGGATGAAGAAAAAGATGAGAAAACTGCAGACGAAATATTCAAGCTTATTACAATCGATCCAGTGCAGACCCAACAACTGTATAATAACGCAAACCAAGACAATCTACCACCAGATATTTATGATACAGACATAAGGACTACATCGGAAGATGTAGTAAACCTTGCAAAATACATTATGAAAACCATTACAGAACAATTTAAACAATACGATATAAAATATTCCGTCACACCGAGTAGTATAGATGAGGCGTTCAAAAGACTTCTCACGTCGGCTGTGAATAATTATATGGCACTAAACTCATCAATAATGACCTATTATCAAGCAAACATTAGGAAAGCGATTAGGGAGAAGAACATTAGTGACGTTTTGATGTACATGGAGAAGATGAAAAAAATAACTATTGCAATTTTAATATCTATTCATATGACAATAAACGAGATAATGGGTATAATAGGAATAAATCTACCGTTAGAGATTACATCACAATTGTATAAACATACTGTACTTGGAATAGATCACATAGAAGCCAAGTGAAGGCTACGGTCTCAGGTGTCAAGAGATGAGCAATTCTTCCAATCCTTTTTCATTATATTTTTGGTTTATTATATTTATAGGCATAATTGTTTCTACCATAATCTTCATCTATTTCCTTATCGTGCCATTTTTACAATCCGTTCAGTGCCATTATGTCCTTAACGCTTCTGCTGATAAGGATGTTAATTTCAATAATTCGGCTGTGTCGTCTTTTGTAACCCAATATAGACAGGGATATGGTTCAATTGCGTCAGCGGGTCTTAATGAAATTATAATAGTACTTACAATAATAGTACTTGGGTTATTTGCAATATTTCTGTATTTATATGTAACGGCGATAAGAAAACCTGGTTCTTAACTGTTTATTATATAAAATGTATTATTACACACATGCCTGGAAGTACACCTGGAAGCAACAAAAAACATGCTAGTGACGATAGCGATAAAATTGTTCCGATATTGAAAAAATTATTTCTAAAGAATGAAATGGTAATGAATGCGAGCGGAGTAGAAGTGTTAAATAAAATTTTTGAAAAAATTGAAACTAAAGAGGGGAGAAATTATATAAAATATGTGTTACTTAGTCTGTTTCTTCCTTCAAACTTAAGACTTGTACCAGGTACTGGAGAGGTGAAGGATATAATATTTATTGGTTCAGAAGATAAAAATACGAAAAAATGCGGTACTTTCAAAATTTTAGCGGTAGATAATGGCAAAAATTACGAGTACTGCTTAGAGGTGTGCGGGTCACTATCTATTACAGTTAACCTCGTACCATGCACTGAAGTGCGTAACACCGTAAAGCAAACAGACAGAGTAAACATGTCTGAATTAGAGTTCAGTAAATTAGATCTGTAAGGGAGAGAAAATGTTGTTCCTAAAGAAAAAGAACAACATAGACTATTCCCCGTATGTAAAATATGTCGCTCATGCGTTCCTTTTAGATAGAAAAATAACGTGGAACGCTACGTCGTTTGTAAGGAGTAAATTCGGTTTTGGGTTTATAGTATTTGGGAAGCAGAGGAAAAACTTCAGTTTTAATAAAGCGTTTATTGACGACCTAGACGTCCTAAAAATGTTCATATTACTTTATAATAACACGACTCATAATACTGTATTCTTCTATTATACTACAAAATTGACAAAAAAAGTAATAAATTATTCTATTAAAACCCAAAAGAAAAATAAGGATTTATCTGTTAATACTATAAGGAAGCTTCTATTAATGTGTGGCGAGAGATATTTATGCACTATTGATGAGAATTATAATATTTCTGAAGGATTTGACTATAAGAAATATGTGAATGATGAGAACGGAGAAGAGAGACTTAAAACAAAATTATTACTATTCAGTAAAACGGACATAACAACTTTGCGTAATTATACAATATTTATATCTCTAAGATCTTTATATACGCATTCCAAACAAGAACAGATATTCTCTAGTTAATGTACAAAATTGCCCGAACGTTCGTGCAAATTCGGTAGACTAATAAAAAATAATTACTTTTTTAAGACTTTTTGATAAGACGCCCATAATCTTATCGTCTACAATGTCTGTCATAATAACGATATCGCTACTGCTTGAAAAATAATAGCTAAGCACTGCATTACATATGCAGTTACCTTTCCCGTGTAGTATCAGGATGCCGTCTGTTTTTAATTTATTAATATATTCACTTATTTCCTTATCTCCACCCAGTTCGCACTTTATTATGCTCCCTTTTCCGTACAACGTAACTGGTAAATGATGGATATTAGGGTAAATTTCAAACTCGCTATCTCCTAATATCCCCTCTGCGATTCTAAAGGTCGTATACCCTTGCATCACCATCCTGGTTGATACATGAGAGTAACAGATGTTCTTCATTATTTCGTTCTCAAAATTACACCTAATTGTAAGAATTTCGGCGTCTAAAGGAGGGACAAACTCTCTTAATTTTTCCTTACTATCAATAACTATTGTACTCATCAACTGGATTTATTCTAGTTATCTAAAAACCAGTTATGCAGAATTACACAGAATTGGAAGGTCTTTTCACTAAAATTGTTGATGTATGCCTCTCAAATGAAATAGACCTTCACCCTGTTCAATCATTCTATAAGCTGATTATTTTATCTTCGCCGATACCTGGGATTGACACTATACTTAACAATACAAAGAAAGAGTTGGTGCTTGCTAGCACAAAACAACAACAATCCAAGGTAATTAGATCGTTTTGTATAAATCTTGTAAGAAAAATGAACTCTTTATCTTCTGTAGATAGTAGCATAATCGATGGAATTGAGGGAGATATAAGCACATATAATATAGATAGCGTGATCAATGAGTCTAACAGAATAATGCAGAGAGTTGAAGAAGCGTTCACAACTAAGAACGTAAGGGACTCAATAAAGCAATTTGAGTTAGCAGTAATTGAAACAAAAGCCTTACTAATAAGAATAAAGGACAGCATGATATATGAGGAGGTTACGAAACTAACTGGAATAAACGAGAATAATATAACTGACGTGCTACATTTTAATGACTACACTGAGGGTAAATATACAATTGCAGAGAAATTAATGCAGATACTACTGTTTATTAAAACGCATTTCAAGTAAAAATGTATGTTTGTAATTACGATGCACGGTGTAGACGAAATAGATGAACTGAAAGCTTACCTCTTCTTTTCTTCGATTGGCGTATATCCTAACATCAAATTTGACGGTAAGAATAACGTTATTAGTATACATATACCGAAATATAGAGATTTCATAAGAGTCCTAAGCGAGATAGACAAGCCGTACATACCCAGCGTATTAAGGCTTGATAACGAAATAGAGAAAAACGCTAAGCTGGATTTATCAATAAAAGAAAACACTATTTCTAGAAAATTACACGTAATAATTAAGTTAATGAAATTAGGTTCAACATACACTAGGTTAGTACTGGATGTTAACGTTGCTGGCATAGAACGAGATATTCTTGAATATATTCTAAGGAACCTTATTGGGGATGAAGATCTGTATGTAACTAGTACTGCGTCTAGACATATTGTAGTGTGGGGTAAAGCTGATAAGATACGTTTACTAAGAAGCGTTAATCTTACACGTTACATCTATGGTTCTCATGAATACGAATGCCCTGTATGTGGGTATAAATCACAAACCTTAGCAGAATTACAATTACACTACTTTACAGAGCATAATAGTGGTGTATGCCCACTTGACGGTTTACCTGCAGACGAACATATGTTAAGCGATATGAAACACCTAGCATATGCGTTTTTAGCACTATTACCGATGAATTCACACCTAAACAGAACAAAATTGTATAAAAAATCTTACATTCTTGCAAAATTCACATTTAATGTTAAACCACTTATTGTTCAACGTGACTTATAGTACATTATTAATATAACTATAGACAGGATAAAACCTATTACCGCAAACACATTGAGATATATTACGAATCTGGATAACGTTGCATAGTAATCATTAGCGTACTGCTGTCCATCTATGAGGGTTATGGTGTGGGCATATTGGAATTGTAAAAAATAAATCACGTCAAATATAATAATTGTTGCAAAAGCCATCACAAATACTAAAACAAATACAGTGAACGGGGACATTCAAACCACCTTGAAATACTTAAACGCAGTTCCGTCAGGTAACTCATTTTCAAGTATCGTCTTGATAGAATAGAAAAGATCCCTATCTATCTCAACTTCCTCATTCTTCTTAACTTTCTCCTCAAGCTTATCTATAAATTTTCTAAAAGACACTAAGTCAACATATTTACAAAGTTCTTCCTTGTTAATATATTGCTGTTGAACTGCGTTACTGTTTTTCTCTATTCTCCTTTCTTCTTTCTTATTATCACTTTCCTTACGGTCGTCCTTATGGTCACCACTTCTTTTCTTTTCTGTTTTCACACTCAATTTCTCTGTTTTTTTGGCTTTTTCTCTTTCTAATAATTCTCCAAGTTTTGACATAAATTCCCCAGCATTCTTAGCATTTTTAAGTTCAGCATAATAATCTGTAATAACCTTGCGGATATTTGAGAAAATCAAATCTAAATCTTCATCAGTGAAATCATTGGCAAAATTCTTAGTTAAACTCAGTAATTTCTCTATTTCCCTCTTATTAAATACTATTCCTTTCTTTTTCGTATAATTATAAATGTGGGGATAATGCGATTTTACCCATAACACCATATATTTAACGTCGTCTATAGATACTTTCTTTTTTGTAATGTTTTGAAGTGTTTCCTCTATCTTCTTATCTATATCATTATCTA